AATCTTGCTGCCGACCCCGCCGCCGATGTAGGCCGCTGTGATCCAGCGAAACGTAGCATCCTCCATCTTGCCGGTTGCATAGAGCACGGCACTCACCACCCACACCAGAAAGTAGCGGGAGGTGAGCTTGTCAAGAAGGGCTGGCCAGTTCACAGCCGCACCGAAAGTATTGAAAGTGCCACGCCAACATTCAAGGACTCAAGCAGAGGCTTGCCGCTGTTGAGATCAGCCGCGACGTACCCGCTGAGCATGAGGGCCCGATCCAAATGCCAGGTGGCCCCCAACCGCTCTGCCAGTGTTTTCAGATTGATCCCCACGTCCAGCGTAGGCCGCCCCCCTTGCCACTTCTCAGAAAACTCTAGGCCAAAGCGAGGGGCTTCCACCAAGTCTCCCCAGCTCACCACGCTAAAGCTGGTTCTGGCGGTGACGATTTTCTCTTGGAAGTTGTAGCCTGTCCCAAAATCAACCTTTGGCTGAATGGACAAAAACGCGCCAGGGTTTGACGACTCGTCGGCCCAGGCAGAGCATCCGGCCAGACACACGACGATAGACGCTCCACACCACAGGGAGGTCCACCACCCACTGCTTTTGTTGCTCATGTTTGTTCACTCCTTTGCCCGTTATCGGGCCTGCCGTTGTGCGCGGTGATAGGCAGTTCTCGCCTTGCGCCACGCCTTGACGGCTTCATGAAACGCTTTCTCGGTATTCTCACGATCACACCATGCGAAGTACATTCGCTTTTTCAGATTGTACAACAGGGTAGGTTTCATAGTCTCCTTTGCCCTCATGGGCGATGCGCCGTTCGTTCCAATTCCCACGAATACCGCTCGCTGTTTTGGACGGCCTGCAACTGATTGCGCTTATTCACCAATGTCTCAATGTCATTCGCCAGCATCTTCCGGTGGCCGAGAATTCGTAGCTCAGTCCGCAACTGCACCATCTCCGCATCCGAAGAAATATGGCGCACCGTCAAGTAGAGATTGATCGCACAGGCCAGAATAAAACAATAGAACCACAAGCTGGCTTGTTCTTGTCGTTCCGGCTGCGTCATAGGTTCACGTTGCGGGCCAGCATCAACCCGCACTCAAAATGCATCGCATCCGTGGGCGCCCATCGTCCGCCCCAGACAAACCCCGCCGCTTCCCAAATGGCGATGAGTTCTTTGGCTTGCGTCGAGGGGCGCCCATACTGATTGGTGGTGGGGTTCAGGTCCCAGGCAATCCCCCAACTGTGACGGGAGAGGGACTTGGCCGGATTCCACAGGATATGGCGGGGCACCCAACAGCCCCCGATCTTTTGGGTGTCGGGGAGATCAATCGTGGAGGGACATTCCTTTTCGATGGTGGCCCAAATCTCGTGGAGCACAGGGACGAGCAGGCGATGCACGGACGCCTTCCCGATGAGCGGAAACGTCTCCTGCGTAATCCAGCGGGCCAGCCAGTCTTTCTCTTGGAGAATGGCCCCGCCCTCAAGATCAGTCCAGGCAAAGCGGCCAAAGTACTGTTCCACTTCTGAACCGTTCATGTACGTTGGGGTGGGTTTCACTGGCAAGGGGGAAGGCAATCCTACGCGGGTAGGAATGGCAGGGGCCTTCAGGAGCACCCAGACATCACGCCACCACGCCCACCACCGCTCCAGGAGGGTGCGGAGGGGCGTCAAGGCTCAAAAGCCCCCAAAAGTATAGCCCCACGTGCCCCAGGTTGAACGATCTGGCCTCCCAATGAACCCCAGCATGTCGCTATTTCACCCTGCCGATGGGAATCAAGCGAAAAGGCTTGTCGTCATTGGGTTTTTTCGCGTCCAGGTTCCACCGCTCTTTAGGTGCCCCACAGGAGGGGCAGACTTGAGCCGTCTGGCCGTTCCAGACTTGGTGATCCCAGCCCCAGGCGCCCCACCAGCCCAGGCCAAACCCCACGAGGCCGGCGAAGAACACCAGCCAAGCGGCGCTGTTCTTACTGATGCGATCCATCAGCGCCGTCCCTCGGCAAACCAGCGCCACAAGGACGCGCCCAACATGCCGACGGCGGCGGCCCCACCGCTAAACCAGGCGAGGCTTTTCTCAATTTTGTTGACGCGGCCATTCTGGATTTCGAGCTTGCGATCAATCGCCACCACTTGGAGGCCGATCTGTTCTACCTTCGTGTCGAGGCGCGTGAGACTCGTCAAGGTGCGGTCATGAAACTCGGCCTGCTTCACGATGATCCCGCCACCTTATTTGTCACGTCGGCCAGTTGTTTGATGGTCGTTTGGAGTTGCGCTTTGACGATCTGTAGCTCAACAGTTTGGGTCCCGATGATTTGTAACAGTTGTTCCACGCTTACCGTTTGTCCCGTCCCATTCTCTGCCATGTCTCCCTCCTTTTATCTCCTCATAATACGATACCTGAACCCAAACTTGTCTCTAGTGCTTGTCTCGTCACCCAGGCTTTCGCTAAAGTCATACAACTAACAGATTGTACTTTTTCTTCTCTCTGTGCAAGCAATTCTAATGCCGACAACTCTCGCGCCTGACTTTCTAACAAACTATCCACTAGGGATTGAAGAAACTCTGCGTTACTTTTTCTTTCTTTCTCAGCAAGATAAGAAACAAGAATGGCATTATCGTCTGTAATAGAAATTGTGTAATCAGACATGTTTCCCTCCTTTTATATCCCCAGATGCGCTAGTTGCAACAGTTGATCCGTACTCACCGTCTGTCCTGTACCGTTGTCTGCCATGTCGTTTCCTTTATGGCCCCACGTAAAAGATCGTGTACGTAGAGGCCAAGTCCCAATTTTGCAGTCGCAAGGTACTGGCTGCAATGTACAGATTGGTGGCATTATTGTCCGCTGCACTATAGGCCGCCGTAAAATAGCCACCAGGATCAGAGATTTCTATATTATCGCTCCACGCCCGCACCATAAACATCGCCGAATACCCTCTGACATTGAGCGTGATAATGTACATGCCGGAAGCCCCCATGCCCACACCCGAACCGCCCGTGAGATCATGTTCTGCACCATCCGCCGCCCATGAGGGTGTCGTTAGCACCCGACAGCCCGGTACGCCCGTGGCCGCCAGTCCGAGGCAATTCGCGGCCACCTGGTACAACCCCGTATCGGGGTCTGCGGGGAGGACGAGAGCAGGCGCGGCCGCCGTCCCCGCCGCCAGGGTCGTGATCCCCGCCACATCTAATGATCCGGCGATGTTCGCAAGTCCCGCCAGATACAAATGACGGGGGCGAGTCGCCCCGGACGCCCCGATGTCGTAGTTGCCTGCCTCGGTAAAGAGTAAGCTGGATTGAAGAATCCCTTTCACTTGGATACTGTCGGCGCTGTCCGTCCCGAGCGTGACCGCCCCATCGAGCGTCACGGCTCCCGTTACATTAAGAGTCCCTGTGACTTTCGCCCCCGTCGAAGTGAGCCGGAATCGTTCGGTGCTCCCACGATTAAAAATGAGATCATTGTTGCTCCGATCAAGATAGATTTGTGTTGCCGTAGTTTGGAAAACCAAATAGGGATTTTGTCCAGTATTATCTTCAATGCCAATCCCTGTTTGGAGTGTTGTCGATCGAACGTGAAGAACGAAAGCCGCCGCCGCACTTCCAAATCCTACTCGTCCGGCTGAGGTCAGAGTTATTTGTCCGGTGCCTGCGGTGAGAATCGTACTCCCGGTGGACCGATCAACATAAATCTGATTGGAATAACTTTGCAAAGCAATGTAGGGATTTTGTCCCGCCTGATCGCTGACCAGCATAAAACCCGCCTGGCCAGTAAGTGCATGAACTTCGAGCGTATCAGCCGGCGCGCTCTTATTGATTCCTACCCGACTTGTTCCTGCATCAACAAATAATCCATGGGTACTCGCATTTGTTTCAACGCGGAAATCAATATCTCCAGACCCCTCATTGAACACGACCTCCGTCGTAGCAAAACGCAGTTGTTCCACTCCATTAAGGGCGATCCCCACGATATTCGTACCAATGCGATAGAGGCCGCTGTCCTGATCGCCGGTGGCAGCAAAGGCGAGACTCGGTGCTCCTACCTTCCCATCAGGCAAGAGCAGGGGGAAGGAGAGTTTCGAGGCTTTCACCGACTGGTCTCTCAGGACGTTGGCATCAATCCCTTGATTCCAGTACGTCACAAGTTGATTGACCACCCGCGAGAGATCGCGTTCGGTGGCCGCCAGGGGGACGGGTTTACTCATGCAGAAGCCCCATCTTTCGACGGGCCGCCATTTTCTTGTTCAATTCGTCGAGGGCATCCAAGCGTTCCACCGCTGAGAGACTTCGATCTTGTGACACCTTGCGTTGCTGGTCGTGTAACTGCTGCAAGTCTCCACGGAGATCAGCCTGAGCTTGGCGTTGCTGTTGTGATAAATCTACCGGCGTCACTTTGATTCCTGCGAGGGTTCTGAGCACCGCTTGCGGCAACGAGGATTGCCGTCCGGCCCAATCCGGCACGCCTTCAATCGCCTTCGCCATGACATCCACCGAGGTACCATACGGAGGCATGAGCGCGGGCATGAGGGTGCGAAACGCATGGCGAAAGCCTGCCAGAAACTTGTCTTTTGCCGTGACGGTGTTATCATCGTGGTTCCATAACTCCTGGTCGTTGAAGGCGGCACGGCCCCGCCGCAAATCTTCCTCAAGTGTCACCAAGGGATTTTGCATGAGACGCCCCAGCCCTTGTTGGCCGATTTCGCCAATATCTCCCCAGGGGAAGATGTAGGTAAAATCCACAAACTGCAACCGTCCTGACTGATCCTTGAAGGGGAGCAAGAGAAACTCCCCGCGTCTCACATAGCCAGGCAACAAGGCTCTGGCTCGCTCCCATTCCTTTTCCGAGAGGTCCAATTCTTCCGCCGCCGCTTCTGTCATGTCCGCTAAGGCAATAGGATATTTCCACAGCCTGACGGGATGCTCCGCCGCCGCCTTCGCAATCGCAGGCAAGGCTTTATAGGTAAACGTCACAAACGGGATGGCCGTATCTTTCACCAGATTGATGAACGGCGTGGTCTTGGAGTAATCGAACAACCACGTCTGAGCATCATCTACCGCCGCTTTCACGTCCATGCCTCGCTCAAGATTATGCAAGGCTTTCGCCGTCTTAAAGAACTCCTCATTGAATTGGTACACTTTCCCTAGACGATCTTGAAATTGCCCAGCGCCATTCACCAGGCTAGACCACAACCCTCCGGCATCGCGTTCCTTGAGCAGATCATCCAAGTACCCTCTCAATTCCGAAGCGGCAAAGCCTTTCCCATACAACCCTTCCTTGTTAAACAACTGAAAGAATCTCCCCTGGCTTCGCAACTCTGACAAGGCGTTTTGATAGATGTCAATGCGCGCAGGCGACAACCCTCCCACATCCGCGAGGATGATGTTGCTGAGGACGTTGCGGGATTGAGTGGCCGGGTTCCAGATCGTCTTGAAGGCTTTCCATTGCCCCAGCATCTTTCGATAGCCCTGGACCAACGGACCGGCCACATGCTCCATGCGGTTAATATCATCAGCGATTTCAGCCTTGACGTACTGGCCAGAGAGAATCCCCAACTTCGGCGTGTCCGCCATCAACGAAAAGCCAGGTGCGGGCACGTCACTCACCCAGTCTTTTTGTTTCGAGACTTGATTGAACAACTCCACACGGCGAATATCTTTCAGCGTTTCACTGGCGCCTTTCGATGTCAGGTACGACGCATCAAGAATCTCCCCCATTTGCTGTCGGATGTCATCTGGCAAATGATGCTCTCGCACAAACGCCTTGATCCGTGGATGAATCGTGGTGGAATCCGCCGCCCGTTGCATGTCATTGAAGGCCCGCCGCATCCAGTTCGGGACCTCCTCGTTCTTAGCTAACCCCTGGATCATGGAAGAGGCTTCCTCCCAATTCCCATTGAGGGCCGATTGGAGATCGCTATAAATCCAGGAGGGCAGTTCTTGACGCTTCATGAACCGTGTCAACGTCGCCTTGTTCGGCTGATACCCCAGCCATTGCATGAGCGGAGCGAGATTCTTGCCTTTCACTTCATGCAACGCATACAAGCGCGCAATGTATTCCCCCTGCCAGGCGCGGTACACATCGGCGGGGATCAATCCGGCTTCCACGGCTTGTTGGCCAATTTGATCCAAGAGGCCCCGCAGGGTACTGGCCGCCCCCGCCAGCTTCGGATCGGCACTCACCCCGCCCGCTTTGATCGCAGCAGTGAGGGCGGTACGATCGGCCACCGTCATGCCTTGAGTCACTTCTTCCACCAGGGTTTTCACATCATTCGTGGTGTGGGCAATATCGAGGAGGGATTCTTCCGCCATGCGCTGATAGGCCGTGGGTTGTCCATAGCGAGGGATCAAGGCTTGCCCCACGAGCTTTCGAACGGGTTGAGGCACAGGAATCGCTCTCGCCGTGGCACCAATCCCCCTGGTGGCCCATCCCATCGCGGGGGCTGTGGTGACAATACTTCCCGCCAACGCTCCGGCGGTGGAGGCAACTTTCGCCAACGTCGGATGAATCCCCAACCTCGCCATGTCTCGTTCAGCAGCACGCTTCAATTCAGAAAAGACGGTGCGTTCTTCTTGCCAGCTTTGTTTCGCGGCATCCCAGGCTTGGCCTAACGTATGGCCTCCGAGCACCTTAAAGCCTCCCGTGAGGGTGGATTGCACCGCTTTCTCAGGGAGGGCCAGCGCCCAACCCAAGAGTCCCAAACTTCGGGCGGCAATACCACGCGCCGCACGATCTAAGTCGGGCGGTTGAGGCGCGGGAAGATCACTGCCTTCCCCCAGATCAAGCTCCAATCCGGCTCGTGGAGGGGCAGAGGGCAGGACAATCTCTAACCCTTCATGCGGAGGCGGTTCAGGGAGGACGAGTTCGAGATCGGGACGCGCTACGGTTGCAGTTGCCAATCTTTTTGGCCTCCCACCATGACCACCCGATAGCGTTTGCTCTTCGTCATTGTGCCTAAGGGTAAGCTCATTGCAGGCTTGTGCTTCCTCAGCCACCCAAGATCATCCGAGGGAACAATGCCGGTGCTGAGGGTGGGAGCGAGTTGCTTGGAAGGCGGCGGGGGACCGGCTTGGGCTTTCCGCATGTTCTGGCGCACATCCATGTCAATCTGCGTTCTGACCGCCTCGTATTCCGCCATGCCTGGTTTGCCGGGGACGGGACCATCCGGGAAAACCACTTTCAGGGCGTTCACCACGTTATCGTTGATGATGTCTTCCACCCTTTCAGGGGGCATCTGGCGCGCCTTCTGAAGAAGGGAGGCTCGGCTGTTGATGTACATCTTCGCGATGGCCAGTTTGCTGGCGAGGGAGGCTTGAGCCTTTTCTGCGCTGGCTTTCTGACTCATCATCATGACGATGGCCTTCGCATCCATTTCCGTTTTGGGAGGCGGCATCCCTTCCAAGCCAGCCGTCCGTGAAAGAAACTCCCCCATTTCAGGGCTAAGCCCTTGTTGACGAATGGATTCCTCAAGGCGGAACGTCTTTTGACGTTCTTCACCCAACAGGCGTTCCCCCCGTCCGCGCTCCTTAAAAAGGTCCATCATGATCCGCTGTTGATCGGGCGTGACCGCAGTCGGCGCAGGAGCCGTCCCAGGCAGGATCGGTCCCGCACCATCCGTGAAGGGTTCCGGCTGTTCCATGTAGGCGCCCAACTGCTGCCCGAAGGTCTGTTGTTGAGCTTCTTGCTGGCGTACCTTTTCTTGCGCGGCGTTCCGCTGGATCATCTGAAGAATGGCCCCGATAATGTTCCCCGCCCCTCCGGCACCGGCTTGCGTGCTGGCTTGCTGTTCCCTGGCGGCGGCGTTCTCTTGCGTGCGTTGCGCGAGTTCGGCGAGGGCGTCTTGGAGGGAGGGCATTAGATCGCCTTCCCCAACAAGGGGCCGAGGAAGTCCCGCCAGAAGTCACTCCCTTGCGCTTTGGGAGTCGTCGCCGTCGCATACTGTGTCTGAAACAAGCGGTTCGCTTCCGCCGCTTGCTGGCCGTAGATATTTTGCAACTGGGTGAGATCAAGAGCCGCCCGTCTCCCCAACGCGCTTTCCCCTGCCTGAAACGTCTGACCGCGCAAGCCCTCCAAGATCGCACCGAGGGACCCCAAGCCTTGCGCACCTGTTTGCGCGCCCACTTGGGTTTTCAAACTGCCGAGTTGGGCGCCTAACCCTCGAAGGGATTCTCCGAGTCCTTGCGTCGCCCCTAACTGCTGAGCGCCGAATTGCGACGCCAACCCGCGCAGTTGTTGACCCAGGGATTCACTTCCTTGCACGGCCTGTTGTCGCATCCCCGCTTGCTGTCCACCGAGCAAGGCCGCGACTTTCGCGGCGCTTTCAGCGGCGCTGCCAGAGCGCGTCAATCCCCGCGCTTGGAGGGCGGCTTCGGCTTGAGCCATGCCTTGCCGTTGGGCTTGTGCAAAGGGCTGGCGGGCCACCAGATCGAGATTACGTTCAAGGGCAGACTGCTGAGCGATCTTTATTTTCTCGGAGGTCAATCCTAACCCTTCAAGCGTCGTACCATACTTCGCTTCCAAATCCGCAATGGCTTGTTCAATATCTTCCGGTGAGCCAACGCCCAAGTCCGTCATGAGTTGAGTAATCTGGCTCGTCACATCACTCTTACGGGTAGCTACTTGCGAGGGGAGATTCTGAGAGGCTTTCGCGGCAAGATAGCCTTCCTTCCCTGCCGACATGAACAGATCAAGGTCCTCCTGAGAAGCTGGTTGCTGGCCGGGGAACGCCTTGTCAAACTCCTGATCGGGACGCAATAGGACAATAGGTGGTTTCTCACCAGGTTTCTCACCAGGTTTCTCACCAGGCTTCTCGTCAGGTTTGTCCCCTCCCCCTTCCAGGCGTTTCCGCTCGGCTTCCCTTGCGGTCTCTTTTGCAATGCGCGTTTGTTCTTCGCCTTCGTACTTCTTGTCGGCAATCCCACGATCTACGGCGCGTTGTTTCACCACGTCAAAGGCTTTGGTCCAATCCCCATGTCCTTTCACCTCTGAGCCGATCCGCTGGACGTAATCGAGGATTTCGTCTTTGCCCCACCCTTCCGTAGGGAGGGCCTTCCCTGTTTTCTCCTGATAGGCACTGAGAATGGACGGGAGATTGCCTCTCAAGCGTTCAAGGACATAGGAGGGATTGCCCTGTTTACCAAAGACTTTCAGGAGTTCGCTGTTTTTGATGCCGGGGATCACCGGCGAAATTGTCACGTCAGGATCAGAAATCGCCCCCTCAGCGGTGCGCGTGACGCCAGGCGTGGTGGGAAGATTCAGCTTGGGTTTATATCCTAGCCCCTTATATTCTAGATTAAGTGCCATGATTTCTTCCCTCCTTGATCTCTTGTTGTACCATGTTTTTCGCCATTTGCAAACGGGCCACGCGCTGCACGGCTTGGCTCATTTCCTGATGGTCCTTCTTCACCTGTTCCGCCTCCCAAGACTGCTGCTCCAACAGGGCGGGATCGTGGCCGTCAATTTGAGCGTGCAAGGATTCTAACGCTTCTTCATACCACTTCAATTCTTTGAGCTTTTGCTGAACATCTCGTTCAGTGAAGCGTTCTTGACAACGCCAGTAGGCGACTTTCGCTGAGGCCCCACCTGACACGCCCTTGAACCATCCGCAGAGATATTCGAGGCGCAAGCTCCAACGAAGCAGCCATTGCCATTGATGAATCTGGCTTTGTCTCAGGCGGGATTGGTAATGGAGATCAACGAGGACGTTCAACCGAGCTTCAATTTCCCCCACCGCTTGTTTGTAGTTGCGCCACGGTGTCGGGTATTGACCCGTCACAAAGTGCTTCGCTTGATACTCACTCATGCGCGTCTCTGAGGGTTCGGCGCGTTGCAGTAAGGCTACCGCTTTCTCAATCAACGGCTTTTGAGCCGAAGGGACGAGCGAGAAGTCTTGCGTCACTTGCGTCAATTCTTTCATGATACCGTAGCCTCCGGCGCGGGGTTCAAGCCGATCTGGGCGCCGATCACCGTGAACGGTTCCGCCTTCGTTGCATTGCTCCATTCCAACTGCAAGGCATTGACGGACTCTCCGGCAATCGGGGTCTCCAACACCTTGTTGGTGCCGCTTAACACTTCAGTTTTGGTGGCATCCGCTGTGGTGGACCAGTCACGGAAGGTTTTGATGGTGAGATTCCACGCCCCTGATTGCTTGGCCATCGTGTAGAGGTGATCGTAGTCCTTGAGCGTCCGCATGTCTCCGAAGGTCATAAAATCCGTGCGATACCGCCCGTTAATGTTGGAGCCATTGTAATCCGTCCCCGTCCCCAACTGGTAGGCAAAGCCGAGCGTCCCGCCGATGAAGATGAGTGGCAGATCGGTGTTCATATCTTCGGCAGTCATCGCGAAGTCCCCGCGAATGTTGATCGGGCCGCACCATTCGTCAATCTCGTAGTTGTAGATGTAGGCCACATCCCGAATGGAGGACGCCGTGGACAGCCACCACCACACCTCAGCCGTGTCAGGTTTGTGATGTCCCACGATGTGCTTGTGAAAGGACTGATCAAAGTTGGCCGTGGCCGCGAAGAACTTCTGCAACCCGCGAGGCTCGCCATTCACATAGCGTCTCGCTAGGTTCACGGGGCGGTTGCCATCCCACAGCACCGGCCCTTCCTCGGACCACCAAAACATCAAGCCCCACGAAGAGACACTGACGACGGAACGATGAGAGACACAGCCGGGCATTTGAGGGACTTGCTCGATGTACTGATTGCCTAGCTCCGGGTCAGGATCAAACGTGGTCCCGTTGACGCGGACGCCGCCATCACGCGAGAGGGCATAGAGGCTGTTTTGATAGGCGAACAAGGACGTGATTCTATCTAGGGGGAGATCAATGAAGGCGTTGGCCCGTTGGGTCCTAATCTTGTGCAGATCGGTGTAGTTTAAGCGAGAAGGATTGGCCGTGTCCCCAGCGGTAAAGAGGACACCTTGAAAGAACACGGCGAATTGGCTGATGACATGAGAATTAAAAGGAACATATCGGAAAGAAATGGACACTCCTGCAGCCGTCCCTCCTGAAAAATGACCGATGCCATTGAGCACCGCTCCCATTCCTTGCAAGTCATTCGTTGCGGATGTAATCGCCTTCACCACTTGAGTCACATTCCCCAAAAAATCATGGATTTCATTGATCGCTGAGTTCGTCGGACCAGCAACTTCTCCTCCTGCATAACCTCCTCCACCACTCAAGGTGAACGAAGCTGCTAAATCTCTTGCCGTATTCAATCCGATTCTGGCTGTCCAAGCATTGTCATCAGCATTGTAGGCTTCGATGTCAGTACGATACGCAGGGGCAGTATCAATGCCGCCCATCTTGAACACTAAATCATTGCCTTGTGCATGGCCGACAGAATTGACGGCGACATTCAAGTTAGCGATAGCTGACCAGGCATTAGTCAGAGTGGTAAACTTCACTCCCGTTGCTACCGCCGCCCCAGCCACAATCCCACCATACACATACCCGTAAATCCCTAACGCTTCTCCTCCAGCAAAAGAACGAACCGCTGGCAATGACCCTGCCGCATCCCAGGTATTCTTGATGGGATCATAGACATCATGAACCAGCTGAGCATTGCCCCCAGCCACATGAAGAAGACCTTCCAAAACAAATCCCGCCCGTGCATAGGTATCGGTCACGGGATTCAGACGACTATCCCAAACATTGCCAAAAAATCTATAGCGGTAATGTGAGAGGGCTCCATTCGCTCCTGAAATAGAGAATAATTCTTCGTTGATCACTTGTTCTGTCGCGCTGGCAATCACCGAGGGACGATGCTGAAACGTTTCCCAAACATCCCCACCCAATGTGAGCGCCACCGTCCCTAACCCATCCCAGAAGTAGGGTTTGTCCAGGCCATTGCACATGACGAGCAGATCATCCGCCAGTGCAAAGTCCCAGAACCCATCTTCCAAGAAGGTGTTTTGATTGGTGATCCCTGATGGGGTAATAGCTGTCCACCCAGAATCCCCGCCTCGCGTCCAATGCCCGGCAAAGCTGTTGGCTTCAATCTGAAAAGCATCGGCATAGAACGTGATCGTCGCGGCGGCATTGTTTATCAAGTGAAACTCCAAATCCGTGACAGCCAGGGCGCCGGTAGTATGACTGACTTCTTTTCGTTGCCATTGGCCGTTCATGGTGATGGTGGTAGACGTTTCAGTCGCGTTGGTGTTGTCGCGCAGGACGATTTTAACTACGTCCCCGCTCGTCCCCTTGAGATGCACGGAGGCCGTGTATTGAGTGGCGGCTGACGCTGAAACGGTATCCACCTTGCCCCCATCACCATTCACAGCACCAGTGACAACCTTGAATGAAGCCGTCCCTTGATAATAATTGTTCGTATCTCTCGTAATCGTTCCCCCTCCAATAGCAAGGAAGCCTGCCGTGTTTGTTTCGACATCGGATTGATTGGCCGAGAGAATGTTACTCTTTTGGCCGTGCGTCCACACCTTGTTGTGGCTGGCGAGCACAAGCCGGCGGGTGATCGTGTCCCACTTTTGCATGTCAAACCCCCCCCGAAGCTGGCTGGCGTCAGGATTGGCCGTGCCATTCCACTTCGCAAACCCGTCCATCTTCTCAATCTCTCGCCGGATGGTGAGGCGGATGTCTTGCATGTCAGGGGATTGGCCGGGGAGCAAAGTTCCGGGTTCAAAATCCCGGCAAACGCCCTTAATCGGAGGAAGGGTGGTAACGGGATAAGCCATGTTAGTTGGGGAAGATCACCTTCGGCTGCGTCCACCCATACACCGGATGAGGGATCACAGCGGCCCCGCGCATGAACTCTGGACGATCCAACAAGACTTCATGGATCATCCAGAGGGCGATCCGGCCAGGGATCATGCCCTCTGAAATGGCATCTCGCACGGTATCATCTACGAGGGATTTTGTCATAAAAGTGGCCTGCCGGTGTACCCTCCATACCCGCCCTGTTCTCCATCAAACGCGGGGGACATCAAGCCCTTGAACCCCAGGGGCGTGGTTTCATCGGCTGGGCGATTCTCCAATAGGCGGGCGTCTCCTACGGCTTTCTCGTACACCGAGAGCATCCGAGCGATCTTGGCGTCAATCCCTTGCTCCGTGGCGTACTTCTCCAACATCTGCGCCACGGCGTAATGCGCAACAGCCTGGTGCCAGCGTTCAGGGATTTGGCTGATCTCGCTGTTAGCAGAAAAGGCGACGGTATCATTGATGCTGCTGGCCGAGAAGACGTAATACACGCGGAAGCTCTTGCTTTCATCGGGCGTAGGATAAATGCGGATTTGATCGTTCCACACCACATAGAATTGCGGTCGGCCAGTCTGGTTTTCTACCCCATGCGGGTAATCGTCAAAGTCCATGTTGGCCAAGCGGTAGGCGTTGGAGGTATTCCAATCCCACACGATCTTGCGAATCTTGATGGGACGGGTCAGGGAAGTCATGGCGTAATCTTTCGTGCCGGAAACCCCGGCAATGGACAGTTCCGTTTGGAGGATTTCAGTTTTCTTGGAGAAGTCCTTTTGAGCGTAGTCCCAGGCCCGAATGAGTTCGGTGTCCAGATACTTATTCTGTGTCGTCTCTCCCAAGAGCGTGCGGCAATATTTAAGTACCTCGCTATTGACGGGCAAATTATTTCACCTCCACGGGGATTTTCGTTTCGTCCTTGATCACGCCAGACGCCAGGATCGCTTGTTGCCGGATGAGATAGTCTTCATGGGCCTCCTGCGACGCCTTGTTCAATTCTTGATTTAAGGGGAGATAGTGTTGGAAGATTTGCTCATACACGGCAGCCGCTTTGCCGACGGGAAAATCCTTCCAGACTCGTTGATGGGCTTGCGCCCCGATCCGGCGACGAAAGGAACGATCTTCAATCAACCGGCTGAGCGCCTGAATCCATTCGCCTTCATCCTGCGCGATCAGGCCATCTTCCCCGTCTCTCACACATTCATAGGCTCTTGTCCGTGACACCACGGAGGGGATTTTCAACGCCGCCCCATCCATCCACCGGATGTTGCTCTTAGCTCGGTTAAAGAGGGTATCTTGCAGCGGACAGACGTTGATGTCCCATCCTAGCTCACTAAAGGCTTTCGGGTAGTCATGAATCAAGACAAACTGCTCGTTGGTGAGAATCCGGGGATGCTTCGCCCAGTCAGGGAACCACGGCCCCCAGAAGTAAAACTCCACCTGCGGGTACTTCTCAAGAATGGCTGTCACCACATTTTTGATGATCCGAAGATTGCCTCGATGGGCTGAAGCCCCTTGCCAGCCAATGCGGATTTTGCCGCCCAACCGTCTGGCGTTGGTGAGATTCTTCCAATCGTCATCCACCGTGTTCGGGACGACCCAGACTTGGGGATTGTATTCGAGGGCGACTTCTTTTAGTTGATCGGTGGATACCAACACGCCATTGCACAGTTTGAGTTGTTGCGCGGCAATGATCTGGTACTGTTCGCCCATCGTATTCACACGGACCCCAGGGTTCCAGGCATCCACGTTGAAGGGATCATCGTCCATATCCGTCAGGATGGGGATTTTCACCACTTCCTGCAAGGCCTCCATGTACGCCGTGGCCAGTTCGGTTTGACACAGCTGAAAGATGCTGAAATGAGACTGACGCACCAAATACTCCATGTTGGCTTTCAAGCCGATGTCTTGCATGTCCTGTTGCCAGACGTACTGTTCATGCTTGGTAGGATCATACCCGAAGCCGTAAATCTCCCATCCGCGTTTCGCCAGTTCTTTTGAGACGCGAATGAGCCGATGATACACGTTCCCATAGGTTCCCGTGCCGAAGAACGCCACGGACTTCTTGGGGACGTGATACTTCCAAGCCCCGTTAGGCGATGACGGCGGCGTCGCCACGACGAACCTCCTCCTGACGTTGCGCGGTGACACTGTTGGGACGGACACGACACAGCCCTCCGCCCATCTTGGGCTTTTCTTTCGTGCCAGGATCATTGATGAAGCCAAAGCGAAATCCCTGCTTGGCCACTTCCGCGAAGAAGGGATAATCAATGCCGACTTCCCGTGACTCATCATAGGGCACCGCGTCAGCCACCTTCCGACGGTAGGCGGAGAACCCATGCGGGATGGTTTGATTGGCCCGGCCATTGGGAAGGATGGTCAGGTAATCTTCTAAAATCATCGGCCCCACTTCATGAGGGGAACCTTGCGACAGTTGATCGTCACACACCATGAAGTTCTCGTAAAAGACATCGATCTCAGGATGGGCGTCAAAAAACTCCACCGTCCGCTTGAGGCGATCTTCGGCGTAGATGTCATCCCCGCTACAGACGACCAGAATCTCTCCGACGGCAATCTTGGTGGCCAGGTTCAACGCTTTCGCGCATCCTCCATGTTTCACCCAGGCATACTTGAAGCGCGGATCGAGTTGGGCATAGTGCATCAAAATGCGCTTGGTGGTATCCGTCGAACCGTCATCCACATAGATCGCCTCAAACTCCTTGAAGGTTTGACGGCGAAGACTTAGTAACGTCTCGCCGACCCACGCCTCAAGATTTAAGACACAGCCTATCGCGCTCACGCGAGGATTAGACACCGACGGCCACCTCAACAGGGGCTTCAAGGGATTCGACGTGGCCATTCTTGCGCTGGTGGGAGGCGATGTTGGCATGAAAGCGAGCCAAGAAGATGTCGGGGCGCGTTTCCCGCAACCAGTGATCTCGCCAAAGAGTGCGCTCAACGGGTTCTCTCGGATGATCCTGACACTGACGAATCGCGTCCACAATGGACTCTCGCAAGGAGGTGTAGCTCTCATGATTCCCTAAACAAATCGCCCCAGGTAAGGGAACGGAGGTAATCACTTCCCGTCCGGCAATCAGAAACTCAATCGGCGTGATGGGGAGGCCATCATGCGGCGTGACCCGGAGGTTGATCGTGCAACGGTCAATCGCCTCTTGAATGGGGACCCAGCCCAGATGTTCTTCATGCTCAAACTTCCCAGGCATCCGATCCCCGAAAATCTTGAAGTCTACGTCGGGGAGGGTTTTGATGATGTCCTTCATCAGTTGCTTGCAATACTTCTCGTCCGTTGTGGCATCACCCGTCGGAAGATAGATGCCGACAGAGAATCGTTCTGGTAATGGGGACATCTTCAAGTCTGTGCTGATCGGGAGGGGGAGAATGGCCGCTTCAATACCGAGTTCTTTCAATTCCTCTTGCATCCAAGAACACTCACAGAGATGGAGAATGTGCATATGTTTGAAGAGTCCCTTCATCGCCCGCAAGCTATTCATGGACTTCTGGCCGAGGAGTGAAACATCCGTGCCAATCCAGTGAATGATTTTACACCCTTCGGCGGGCTTGCCACGTTCTGTCGGATGGGCAAAGACCTTAATGTGAGCCACTTCGCGAGGCACTTCATCCTGATTGGTGCTGGCGTAGTATCCCAAGAGGTAGAGATTTTGATAATGGTGGGGCTTGAAGGACGGCATAGGGAGGAAGTCCGCCCCGATCAAGGGAGCGATCCGTTTCGCATGAATGGGCGCCCCTAACGAAGTCACCACCGTCTCATGAATGGGAATCCCATGCTTGCGTTTGATCTGTTCCATCCGCTCAATCCAATGCTCTTGAGAGTCATAGGACAACCCACCAGCGCGAGGGATTTCTGCCATGTAGGAAATCTCCGGCTTGCCGTCCCACATCATGTATTTCCCGACTCCGCCTTTGAGGACGACTTGCAGCCAAAAGTCCCAATCGTTCAGGCTCTTGATCGCAGGGTCCCAGTCTGGACAGGCTTCACGCTTCACAGGAAATCCCCCGTCAATGTAGTTGTAGTATTTCAGTTGATTCACGTCGAAAGGTTCTGAGGGAAAATCCATGACGGGCTTCCCTTCTTGCATGAGCCGATAGCCCCCGTAGACGAAGGTACTCTCAGGGAAGTCTTGAAACCACATCAGCCATTTTCTGATACATCCTGGCATGAGCTTGAAGTCTGTTGACGGGAAAGCGATGAAATCGCCTCTCGCTTGGGCTTTCCCGAAGTTTCTGGTATCACACGCACCAGACCACGGCTTCTCTAGGTAGGTGATGCGCTTATCCTGATACCCTTCCACAATGGCTTTCCCTTCTGGTGAAGGACCATCCGCGACAATAAACAACTCCCAGAGGGCGTAATCCTGTGTCAAAACGCTTTCGATGAAGGCGGGGAGATACTTTTCCGTCTGGTAAAGGGGGGCAACTAAACTGAAAATTGGGCGTTGGATGGCTCTACCTCCTTGCTACCGCATACGCAAACGTCTGCGTCCCTTCATCCAGCATGACCCGATCAATCACACGCAAGCCCAGTGAACGAAACAAGGCCAGGTAATCATGCGCGAAATAATACGGGAAGGATTCGATGAATTTTCGGAGGAGATTCGTCATCATCGTGGTCGAAAAGTACCGTGAACGAACCTCCCAATACCGCTTCGTCCGATCCGTCGTGGGATGGGCGTCATTCTTCGCCAGCGCATGACAGGAGCTTTCAATCAACAAGCCTTTGGGGACGACACGGAAAAACTCTTGCAGTCCTTGACGAACTTCATCGGGGCGAAGATGAATAAAGAGGCCATGCGTCGTCCCCATGTCTCCCGCATTATCCGGCAAGGGCAAGGCCACGGCGGAGCCTTCCACAAACTGCACCTGACAGGATCGTCCGAGTTCATGCACCTTGCGGTTCACCAACATCTTTGCCATCTTCAACGCCGTGCGGGAAATGTCCACCCCAATCACCGAGGACACGGGCGGATCGTACCGCACGATGTTGAACAAGACATCACCTCTCGCCGTCCCAATGTCCACCACGGTCTGAGGCTGCCAGGTCTGATACCAGCGAAGCAATTCAGACCCTAGCGTCGCTTTGTAAAAGTTCACATCCATCCCCTTTAGCGGGGGCGTTGCTGTCATTGTCGCTCCGCCATTTCTACCTGTGGGGCAATCCGTTGCCATTCGGCAGGGATAAAGAGATTACGAGCGATGTCCAACAGACGGTGATGGGTAGGACAAAGATACAAAATGTTCCACGGTTCTGAGACTCCACCCTTGCGTCGAGGAATGATATGACACCATTCGACAATGCGATGTTCACCACAAATCATGCACGCTTGATTCAGCGTGCCTTTTTTCTTCCTAAGCTGAAGTTTCTGGTATTCTGGGCCTTTCTTTTCATAGGCTTTCATAGCAATGGCGCGAGATTTTTCAGGGTTCTTCCAATAGGTTTGATGCGCTTTTTGGTTGAGAAGAACACGATGAGACTCGACATATTTTTTGTGCGATTTCTGTCCTTCTAAAGAATGATTATGACGACGTTCACGGGCTTTTACCTTTTCAAGATTGGCCATCCGATAGAGTCTTACCCTCTTTGCATCACATACCCTGCAATGAGTATTTACCCATATCCCCCACCACTTCTGCTGTTTTCCATATTGAGCAATGGGCTTTTCCTCAAGACATCCTCGGCACCGTTTGAGGGCAGGAGGGCTTGCGCCCTCCCGCCGCTCAGGATTCAACGGCTCTGCGATCCCAGGTTCAGAAATAATTCCTGGAATCATTAGAGTTACGTTTGGAGGCTCACGATAAAATATCCGCGAGTCCCTTGCAACACGCGGACTCCAAGGTACACGATGAACCCATAGGTCTCGTACAAGCTCAACGGGTTCGATGTATCCGTCGGACCAGAGGTCTTGTGGATAATCTTGATCCCGCCGTAGCTGTCTCCACCCGCCTTCGCTCCAAACCCCGTCACTCCATACGCCTCTTTGCCGAAGATCGGCGAGAAGGCCGCACAGAAAGTCGTCGCTGCCACGCTGAGCGGCGCCGTGTTGGTGATGAAGTTTTGCTGGCTGATGAAAATCCGAACCCCGTGAATCGCCGTGGAGGGTTTGCCTGCCACGTTGGTCTGCCAGCCATTGAATTGCACCATGTCCCGGAACTCTGGGTCACGGAACAGTTGCCGGACAGACTTGGGGTCCGTAATCATGACGTAGTTCCCATCGGGGAACTTGGGCACGGCGCTGGATTCCAACCGTGCGGCGGCGTCGTCAATACGCCGGAGGTTCATGGCCCAGTCATCTTCGATGAAGATGGTGGGGTCAACCGTCAGGTAACTGTGGAACAAGGCGCGTGTGGCCACCCGCGTCCCATCCCCGGACAAAAAGAGAGTCGAAAACCCTCCCTGGATGCCGTAGATGAACGTGGACAGATGCGCCCCATCATTGCTGGGGTTCTCATCGTCCAGGGTGGTGCCAAACAACGCATTGCGAATCCTCAAATCCACAGTCTGCGCCGCCCAGTACCCGACGAGATTGCCGATCTCAGTCAAGGGGTCCGCGATGCTGTGCAACCGTAACGATTCACCGATGGGCGTAAACCCACCCAGTTGATCGACGGTCGCACTGACGGTCGCGTTGGACAGCCAGGTGGGAGCCGGATTCACGTCGAGCGTCAACGGCGCTGCGACGGCAGTAAAGTTGGTGTACCGTACCCAGGTGGCGGTTCGGTTCCCCGATCCTTTTGGCATCGGCGTAATCATCCCGAACTTGTGGTAGAGGGTATCTACCTCCAAGCGGGCGAGGGCCGTCCGCACCAGGAATACTCTGGAATGACCCGTCGCCGTGGCAATCGTCGACGGATCGGCTAAGACATTAGGCATGTATGCCTCCTAAATGGCATGTTCTTCTTGGTTGTATTCTGCATAGGCCAGGCGTTTGAGTTCGTCCATCGACATCTCCAGAGGGTTGATCGCGGGCGACGCGGGTGAACCACCTCGTTCCGTCGTGACGCGAGCATTCCGAGATTTCCGTTGGGTCTCCTCCGCGTGGACCTTCTGCTGAAGGTCTTGGGTGTGATGACTCAAAAAATCCCCTTTGGCCAGCCGAAACAACGTCAGGTCAGACATCCCCTGATCCCCTTGCGGTAAGGAGGCGCGGTATTCGCCCATTGAGCCATCCTGACTCATCTGACGAAAGAGCGCTTGATCCTCCGCATTGAGGGTTTTCGCGGCTTCCTCGGCTTGCATCCGATAGCCTAATTGCAGCAGCACCTGCGCCATCGGTTTCACATGCTGGTCAATGATCTGTTGCGTCAGTTGTTGATTGTGTTGCTCCATAAACTTCCCCGGATCGCTCACAAACCGCTCCACCAACTGCTCGCGGTTCTCTTGAGCCGGGACGGGCAAGGGTGATCCTTGCCGACGCTCCAACTCCGACTTCAAGCGGGCGTTTTCTTCCGCCAAGACGTTATTCTTCTCGGCGGTGCGGTGGTGCAGCTTCAGAGCTTCCTTCCACGACTTGTAGGCGGCTTCTTGTGTCTTGAATGGCCCCGTCTGTTCAGCGGGTGGTTCTGCCGGAGGGGTTCCAACGG